CTGGCCGTGTAAACGATGTAACTCAGATTCCTAGCAACCAGATAACTGTTGAAGTTGACGGCGATGCCCTGAACTCACCTAAGCGTTTCGTTTACCTGAACAAGTCTTACAGCGCACGTGAAATTGAACACTTACAGTTATTCCCTCGTGCTGGCTGGCTCAAAGGCCCATCACCTATCGACACTTGCTCAGCAGACATTGTTGGCGCACTAGATCTTCGTGATTACCAAGCTAACTGGTTCTCAGCTGGTGGCGTTCCTACCGGTGTACTAAAGACTGGTAAAGAAATCTCACCTGACGATGCACAAACCATCACTAACACATGGAACACCAAACAGGCCACACGCCAAATTGCTGTTCTAGGTAACGGTTTCGAATACCAGCAGATTGCTCTAAAGCCTTCTGAAGCGTTGTTTACCGAAGTTTCAAGCCAATCAGTTCAGGGTATTGCTCGTTTGTTTGGTATTCCACCACGCAAACTTGTTACCGGTGTTGACGGTACTAGCGACACTTACAGCAACCTAGTAGACGAAGAATCAGCGTTCTTCCGTGAAACCGTACAGGCATACACTCGCCCTATTCAAGATGCCCTATCAAACTGCCTTCCTCGTGGCACTCGTGTTGAGTTCCAGTGGGAAGACCTCGTATTATCCAAGTCTGACCGCCTAAAGATGTGGGAAGATGCCATCGCTGCCGGAATCATCACTCCAGAGTTCGCAGCTGAAAAAGAAGGTCTAAATGTCTGAAATTGAAACTCGTTCACTCGAACTACGCCTTGACAACCTAGAAGAACGCACCATCACTGGTATTGCTGTACCTTACGGACAGGAAGCCAACATTGGTGGAATGTACATTGAACGTTTCGCACCAGGTGCTATTGACTCTGTTGAAGATGTCAAATTGTTTTACGGCCACGAAACCCCAATCGGTGTAGTTACCGAAGGTCGTGACGTTGACGGTGGTTTCCAGATCACTGCAAAGGTTTCTGAGACCAGTCTCGGCAACGATGTGCTAACGCTTATGCGTGATGGCGCACTAAACAAGTTCTCGGTGGGCTTTGTTCCTGTTTCGCAAGAAAAGGATGGCTCAACGATTACACGCACAAAGGTTTCCCTAAAGGAAGTCTCTGTCGTGCCTTTCCCTGCTTACGCAGGTGCAAGTATCACCGAAGTTCGTGAAGAAACCCCTTCCGAACCAGAAATCATTACAGAAAGCGAGTCCGAGTTGGAAAACAACATCGAGCTTGACGTTCGTGCAGTGCAGGATGAAGTTGCAGAACTTCGTCGTGTAGTTGAGTCGAACGCAACCCCAGCAACTCCAGTTGCACCAGAGTACATGAACTACCGTTCGTTCGGTGAGTTCGTTCAGGGCTTCGCCAAGGGAGAGGCTGCAGCAGTTGAACTTGCTCGTGCCGCTTCGACCTCGGCAGACACCTACGCCGCACCAGGTTACATTGGTTACATCAACAAGCTAATCGACGCAAACCGCCCATCATGGAACGTTTGGTCAAAGGCTGTTCTACCTGCAACCGGTATGACCGTTGAGTACGCTGCTATCACTGCTAACACCCTTGCAGTTGGCGAGCAGGACCCAGAGAACGAAGCACTATCGTTCGGTAACCTAACCATCGACAACGTTTCGGCTGCAGTCAAGACCTACGGTGGTTACACCCAGGTTTCAAAGCAGGCCATCCTACGTGGCTCGGTTGACTACACTGGCATCGTTTTCGACGCTCTTGCAGTTGCTTACGCTAACGCAACCAACACTGCTGCTAAGGCTTCTATCGCTGCACTAGACTTCACTGGCAAGGTCATGGACCTAGACGGTGGAACTGCTGCTTCGGTTATCGAAGGTCTAATCGACGGTGTCAAGTACATCAAGGCTAACTCTGGTCTAAACGCTGAGTTCATCCTTTGCTCGCCTGACAGCTACAAGTACTTCATGAAGATTGCTGACTCAAGCGGTCGCCCAATCGTGAACGTAAACCGTGACGGTCAGAACACCTTTGCAACCGCCAACAACGACCTAACCGGTTCAATCTGGGGTATCCCAGTAGTTGTTGACCCAACCCTAGGCACCGGACTTGCTTACCTTGCAAACAGCAAGGCACTTCAGGTTCTTGAAGCTAACGGTTCGGGAACTCGCCTAAGCGACTCTGACGTATCGACCCTAACCGACACCTTGTCGCTATACGGTTTCGCTGCGATCACTGTTCCTTTCGAGGCTGCAATCGTCAAGCTAGACATCACCGCTTAGTAGGTAAACCTTATGGCGGCTGTCACGTTGGCACAGTTACAGTCCTATCTTGGGACTGATGAGACTGGCGACTTCATTGAATCTTGTTTGAGTGCAGGTAACGCTCACGTTGGTCGATTTATTGGCGACGTGGACACTGTTCCAAACCACATTCACGAACAAGCTATTCTTATCTGCTCGTCAGAACTGTTCTACCGTCGACAGTCGCCACAGGGTGTCACTCAGTTCGCCGCTATGGATGGAAACCCACTAAGGGCCGCTAAAGACCCTATGAACGCTGTTTACCCACTATTACAGCCATACGTAGGTTACGCAGTCTAATGCCAGTAAACGAGATTACAGCGAGCAAAGCAGAATACGCTCTTGCGCTCACTGCTCTCGGGCTAAAGGTTTCTTCATTCATTCCAGAACGCATAGTTCCACCAGTAGTCATAATTACACCTGGTTCACCGTACCTAACTACAACCACTCTTGATCGTGGCGAATGGTTGATGAACTTAGATGTGATGGTTGTTGCAGCGCATGCTGTAAACGTGAAGGCTAGTGAACTTCTTGACAAGGCAATCGAAACTATTCTCAACGGAAACCCTGGTTACGCCATTGTTTCTAATGTTGGGCAACCTTACGCTTTACAAACCAATAACGCAGAGTTCTTGGCAGCTAATATTGCTGTCAATCTCCGCATAACCCTTTAAGGAAACAAAATGGCTATTGCTGTTCCACGCATAACTGCTCGTGACATTGTTTTCAAGATTGGTGGCACCGAGTACGCACCACAGCTAAACTCGGTAGAACTAACTCTTGGCGACGCACCAGGCGGAATCCAGACCTTCTCTGAAGTTCGTGTACAGGGCGAATGGGCTTTGGCTCTTTCGGGCTACACCAGCGGAGAAGCAGACTCGCTTTACCGTCTACTATGGACAAACTTTGGAACTGAAGTTGCTTTCATTGTTCAGCCACAGGCTGGCACTGTTTCAGGCGACAACCCACAGTACACCGGTACCGTTATCTTCAACGAACTACCACCACTAACCTTGACCAGCAACGAAGAAGTAGCATTCACTGTTACCCTTCGAGTCAAGAACACCGGCCTAGACGTTGCAAGCAACCTTTACTACGGTGTAACCATCGACACCACCCCGTAATTGGATTATGGCTCAAGAGTCGATAAGAATACCTAACCTGCGACAAATACAGGCGGCTCTTATCGACCTTGGGGTGTCCAAGAAGGAACTAGGTGAAGCAACATTCACCGCAGGAACCATTACAGCTGTAAAAGCCAAAGACTTAGTTCCTAAAAAAAGTGGAAAACTCGCAACAACCATCAAGGCCCGAAAAATGGCTAGTAAAGTAGTTGTAGTTGCAGGTAACAACACCACAGTCAAATACGCTGGACTCCAAAACTTTGGATCTAAACGTAAAGGCGTATCAGGTGCTTACTTCTTCCAAATGGCTATCCGCCGAACCAGACAACAAGTGTTAGACACTTACCTGGATACTTTGCAAGAAATGGTCGATAAGGCCGAAAGGAAAATAAACAAATGAGTATCAAAGATTTGAACATCAAAGTTGACATCGAGAAGATGAAACTATCGGAGCAGGAAGAATTTGAACTTCTGTCCGGTTGTTCTCTATCCGATTTGGGCAAGCGTGGTCTATCTGGCCGTCGTCTTGCTGCACTAATTTTTATCTTTGCTAAACGCCAAGATGCGAGCGTTACTTTTGAAGAATGTTTAGAACTAGACATGGTTTCGGCTACCGATTTGTTGGTGACTGATGACGACCCAAAAGGAAACGACAACTAAATAACATGGCTAGGTTTTGCCTGGCTACTGGTTTCACTCCAGAAGTGTTTTGGGGTTTGACTTTGGAAGAATATTCAGCATTTTTGGATGCGTTAGATGAAAGAAGTAGATAATGACTTTTCAGATTAAAGCTGAAGTTCTACTCAATAACGCTAACTGGGAGAAGAACCTAAAAAAGACTCAGCGTTACTGAAAGGGTTGCTGGTGTTATTTGGTAAAAAATGCTTTGTGAAACTTGTGAGCCTTCACGAATTGTCAAACTGGTCAAGTCATCTAAGGTCACATAAGAACCAATGCTTGTTCCTAAGACGTCTGGCCCACCAAGTTCACTGAAACCTAAAACAACCTTTACACCATCACCAAAGACACAACTAGCCTAAAATCCTTGCTAGTCTCCGAAGCTTACCGAGCTGGCATAGTCTCATCACACCACAACCCTCTATACCTAAGCGACAGCCGTTAGTTCAGTCAAGTCTTTGACATCGACTGTTGCAGTCACAGTATTAGCACCAACTGAAGAAAGTGAAGTGGCATAAGTAATTGCGTCATCTTCATAAAGTGTCAAATCAACACCTGTTGGTGAGTCTGTACCATCCCAACCAATTTCAATACTGTTCACATCATCAGCAGTAAGTGTGGCCACTGATGTACCAACCGTTGGTGACTGAAGTACAAAGCTATTTCTTGGGTCTTGGGTAAATGTGTAACTGCCGACTGAACCACTTACGTATCCTTGACGTTTTATGTTTGAGTCAAACGCTAAGTATTGGTCACTGAGAATTAGATCGTTGAGCCATTCACCAAAAGTTTTGGTTTCAGTTGTTGTTGAAGCGTAGTGGTAAAGGCTGTCGCTTAGGTATAG